GAGATTTTAGCTGGCAATATAACTGGTCAACCTTCAAAAATAGTTGCTTGGGAACCACAATTTATTCCGCAATATGAACTAGAAAGCAAACTTTATTCTGACTTTATAGACTTATTACCTGAGTTTAATAAAAATAAAGATTTAAGAATATCTAAAATAAAGCTTAATTTAAATGTAATTAAGAAATTTTACCCTACATTACAATTCTATCCAATTCCTTACATAACTTATACTATAGCAAAGATTTATAGATCTTACTATGATCGTGGTGGTGAAGGTGTAGATTCATTAGCATTTAGCTCAAGCATAAATACAAGTCAGGATAAAGCGAAATACGTTCCTTTCCTTTATCCAGGAATTATGTTTAATTCTATAAAGGCTGGAGTTGGCTTACCATACAATATTGTAACAGCGAGCCTTGGAAACGATGTTGTTTCTTTAACTGGAAGCCTAACAGGAGCATATTATAAAGTTCCTTGGGATGCCATTCTTGATCCATCAAAAATAAATGGCATAACATATTATGAAGCAGATCCAGATATTAATACTCCTGTTAGCGCTTCATTTACAATGCAAAGTCAATTTATTAATGATAAACCTTACAAGCAGGCTGCAAATAATTTCTTTGCAGAAGTTGTTAATACTTTCTTAAAAGATAAATCTTTACCAAAACTAAAATCAAAACCACAAAATTCTTGGTATTTCCCAGATTTAAATAAAGATTATTCAATGAGGATTGTTATAACAAAAACTCCAAACTTTACGACATATTCATCATTAGAAAGCTTTGGACACAGGCCATACATATTCCACAATCCTCCTTGGTTCACGACGAGTGGAGATGCAACGCTAGCAACAATTACTGGTTCAAATTTTAATTCCGATGTCAATCTTGCACCATCTTCTTCTTGGAAAAACGGTTCATTTGCAATAGCAAATTTAGTTTTTAAGCCATATGAAATAACCGCTTCTTCTGGTGTTCAAATAGTAGCTGGTAAAGGTGCTCAAATCTCATTTAATGAAATCAAGAAACATACTTCAGTTTCTTTTGAAAGCTCATTTATTACTTCGTCAACAATCGCTGATAGGGCAGTTAATTTAGGAGATTGTGTTGATATATTCGGATTTTCTGATCCTGATGAAACATGGACTCCATATGTAAAATGGACTTGCCCAACTCCTAATCTAAACTTTTCTGGATCAAGAGGAAAAACAAGCGGATCTACTTCATATGATACTGGCTTAAGCCCAGGTCATGCCGCAAGAGGAATCATGCACCAGCTTGGGTCATTAACTAGCGAAGATCAGGGTTTATTTTTCTCAATTCAGGATAACTCAAATGAACAGACTGGATCTTTAGCACAAATTGTTGGATTTGATTTAAAACAAAATATTAAAGTTGGCGATGTAGAATCTTCATTAACTTTATCTGATGCAGTCGTCATAATTCCAGTTTATCTAGAAAATAATCAAGAAGAAAAATTACTTGAATTAAACTTGGATAAATTTGAAAAAAATTATCAAAACAGTGAATACATAAAGAAAGTGGATGAATTTAGTAAAAAATATGTCCTTCCACCTCTTTTGGATTATATGAGAGTAAGAAGAAAATCCAATTCTTCACTTACCAGAAAAGATTATGGCAAAGTTGCTTCTCCTTTCTTAATGTTCTTCGAAGAATACAAAACAGTATTAACAAAAAATGATATGTTAAGATTCTGGCAAGGATTAATACCGGAAGTAGCTTCTAAAATGGAAATAGATAACAAAACAATTGAATTTGACTTAGAGGGAAATCCTTTATTTTCTTATGATGATTTAACAAAATTTGGCGGAACATTGCCAAAAAATTTAAGATTTAAGGTATTTAAAGTATACAGAAGAGCAGAAAAGAATTATCAAAACATAATTGATAGAACTTTAGGTTTGTCTGAGAAAGAAGATTATAGTTTAACCCTAAATTGGCCTCATGGCTACTACGAAGTTGCTAACATGGCAAAGCTTGATGTTGAACTAGAATATAATAAATTAAGCACGGCTAAATAATCTGGAGAAATAAAATGGAATTCTTTAATAGTAACGAAGAAGTAATAGACATTGTATTAACTCCAAAAGGAAGAGAACTTTTATCAAAGGGGATTTTTAAGCCAGCATATTATACATTTCATGACATAGATATTTCTTATGAAAATAATACAGGTGAACAGCAGAATAACATTACACAAAGAATTAAAGATACGCCAAGATTAAAGGCTCCATCTTATTATTCAGGAAGTGATTTTTATAGAGATGGAAAAACTGGTGCCGTAATAAGAAAGCATATTTTATCTAATGAGATTGGAGACAAGATTAATATTAATCAATATGCTCCGGCGTGGAATATAAAGTTTGTAGATGCTCCGAATTTTCAAAACTTTATAACAGGCTCACTTACAACAGATCTTGTTACACCGAATTATTATCAAGTTAGATATACGGCTGATTCTTTTACGAATATAATAGAAAATTCTGGATTAGAGGATAGAATACCTCAAATAGACATAAATTACTATTATAAAAAAATTGAATCTTTATTTTTTGTCGATAAGGACGGAAAAGATTATATGAAAACGTTTATAATAGAAGAAAAAGATATTATTTTGGAAGTTGATGAAATAAATTCTTTCGAAGAAAACGAACAGGCAAATTTTGAATTAGAAGTATTTATTGAAAACCGATCCGAGGGGCAGCTAGAAAATTTATCTTTTCAAAACCAGGATAGGAATAAATTTTCAATTGAGCAATATTTAAATGTATCATTTGATAATGATGTTTCATTTAACCAAGAAAATAAAACCGAAGATATCTATGGCTCTGGCGGGAAAGAACAACAATCGACGTGTGATTAATAATGAAAAAAAATTACTTATCAGAATTACATATGTCAATTAACGCGAGGGGCAACCCTTATGTAATTCTAAACGCAAATGAATTTGAAGCAATAAAAGATGCTAATAGTTTATCTAAATATTTTAATGATGAAGAGCTAGGACGTATAATTCGCGACTCTGTGTATACAAGAATACTTCTCCAAGACTCAGAGAAAATAGTATACAAGGCAGAAGATTATTGCACCATAAGAAACGTATCTTTATTCGCTAACAGAAGAATTTCTACGTATGTAATAGAATTTAACAGAAGACTAACATACCCAATAAAAATATTATTTCAACATTCGTTTAGATTGAATTTGTATTCTCATTTAAAAGAAAAGTTAAAAAATGAAAATTTTAGAAACTCTTTCGGGCCAAAGGAAGATGTCCAAACTTTATTTAATCAAGTCGTAGAACATGAAGAATCATTACTTAAATACAATAATACTCAAAGAACTACGATCACTTTTGAGACAAGGGATATAGATGTTACAAAATTTATAGACGTAAAAGAAAGAGTTAATTTTGCTGGCAGCCCAGTACAATCGAATAGTTTAATACAAAATTATTCAGTTCAAGAAGATGGATTTACCAACTTCTCATCAATGATTATAAACAATTCTTCTACATCTATACCTTATGAAAATGTTGATTCTTTAGTTGATTTTTATACTAAACTAGTAAATGTAAGAAATGATTATGATTATAGAAGATTTCTATTTACAAAAGGAATCTATGACATTAGAGAAGAGAAAATAGATTCTCCCACTTCTCCAAGAGAAACAAGAACAAATGTTGTAAATGCCAGTACCTTTTCTGAAGATAATATATTTAAACTAGAAGATGTTAGTCTTAAGACGAGTTCATTAAATAATAGCGCTAATTTGTTTCTAATGTTTATCTTAAACACAGATCAAATTTTTAAGCCAACAACTCAAATAGAAAAACAAAGATATAACTTATTTCTGTCAGACCCTTTTCTTTACCCAAATTATTTTTTTAGACACGTAATGAAATTTAAATTAGAATATTTATCATCTGTAGAAAAAAATTCATTATTTGAAACATGGGAAGAGGTAAACAGCAACAATCTGCCGCAGCTTTTAAATCAAACAGCAGTTATGTGTAGAATAAATTTAAAGAATAAAAAATATTATGATAAATTAGCATACGAATATTTTATAGTTGGAGTGTAGAAATGGCTTTTGACGTAAATAATTTTAAAAATTCAATAGTCTACACGGCTTATGCTCCGGGCAAATGGGAGAAGTATCAAGGTACTACTGAAAATCCTCAGAATCCGTATGAACTACTTCAAAGTGTTACACTAAATTCAGATTTAGGATTTGAATATTATGCAAAAGATAAATTAGGAGAACAGCCTACATACTATAAAGATTTAATTCCTTATTTCTTTTTAAGATTTTCTTGTTTTGATGATTTATCTGAAATAAAAAATATGGATGTAAATTTTGAACAAATAAAGCTCCCTTTAAAGTATTTTACAACTGGGGAATTATTTGGCCTTTCCGTTATTCTTGATAGTATAAAAAACGATAAATCGTTAGATAATCCAAAAAACTGGAATTTTTTTAATTCTTTTATAAATAATGGAACTATAAGCCAAACAAACGATTTTAAACTAAACGCCGAAGGTGTTTTCTATAATACACTATACAAATATTTTAAAGAAGGATACTACCAGCTACAGCTAAAAAATGAACCTAATTTAGAATATTCTAAAAAAGGAAGTATTTTAGTAGATAAAGATGGAAAAGATTATTATAGTAAAGGAGAAGGAGAAGCTCCAAATTATTTAGATGTTTTGGTGAATAGTAGGCAAAAAGTAAAAAATAAAGCGGTAATAAAACTAAAAGCTACTAGAACATCTTACAACTCTAATGTTCAACCTCCACAACAAATTGTTTTAAAGAGAAACAATGAAGAGCTTTTATCTTGCCTAAGAATGGAGCAAGAAAAGATAAGCGATTTTGATCCTCCAAAAAATTATTTTATTTTTAATTTAACTTCTTTATCAAATACTTCTCTTGATACAATTATAAATAACCTTTTAAAGCCAGCTGTATTATATTTTAATGTAGCTCATTATATTTTAAGAGCGGTATCAATAGAATATAAATTTTTTGCAACTAATGCCAAAGAAGATGATATATTTTATTCTGATTCAGTGTCTGCTTCAAATCTTGAAAATTTATACTCAACAAAGAGCATTGGATTAAAAAACTTGATTAAAAAATATCCTTTATATCTAAAAGAGTTATTAATCAATTTATTAAATTTAGTTGATCCAACTGAAGTAGGGAACATTTGCGATAAAATGCTTGATTATTTTGAGGAGAATAACTCTAATCTTAACGGCTTGTATTCAAGAACAGAATTTAAAGAACTTATGATAACTTTAAATGAAATGTGTTTTGAAACTTTTAAGAAAATAAATCCTAAATCTGAATTTAAAAGCAATGATGGCAAGATCACAAATGGAGCAATTCTGACCAAAACTTTATCTCCAGAGCAAATTATACATTCAAACGATCTAACTTTACAAAAAGTATATGTATATAGAGATCAAGAAAAGCCTTTAAATTATGATGATATAGTACAGAAAGAAAAATTATACAAGATTCTTGAATTACCAAAAAATAGTCAAAATATTACCATAAATGAAAGTGTTGTATTAGAAGACAATATAGAAGTAAATAAAAAATATTATTACTGCTTTTTATCTCAAAGAGAATATGATGTATATGAGGAATTTTCTGATTTAAAAATTCAAAAAATTAAGGTAAAAACAATACCGGAAGACAAAAAAGAATTTGTTCAGCATTTTTCTTCTCCAACAAAAGTTCTAGAATTAGAAATGATATCGACAGATAATTCAACCTATTTGGATTATAGTTTCTTTATACCAGAGGATAAACAAGCTATAAAGTATAAGACATCTTTCTTAAAAAAACTGAAGATATCTCCATCAGATGTTCAAAAAGCAAGCCAAGATCTAAAAGGTTTAAAAGATGTTGTAAATAATAAATATGCTTTAAAGATAACTCCTAGTAAAGAAATTCAAGGTTTAGCCAAACTAATTAATGAAAATTCTAAACTTATTAAATTTTGGTCTAATACTTCTAAGCTAGTTGCTTCAAGTGATTACGCAACCGGGCAAACAATAAAATTAAGAATTACTTCTCCAAAAACAAAAAGAAAATTAGATATAAATGTTCGCCATTTCTTAATTGATTATTTGAGTCTTGGCACGGATAGCAAAAAGCTAACATATGAAGAATTGGAGCTTGTAGTGGGAGAGAATAAGTTTTATGAAGCAAATTCTTTTTCCAAGCCTGAAGTAAAATTGACTTTTGATTATCCAAGAAAAAATCAAGAAAATTTATTAAATTTTTTTTCAAAAACTGCACAGTATAAAATACCTAATTATCGTGATAATCAGATAAATAATTTAATTTATTATGATCTTTCGAAAGTAAAAGCGTCTTTGTATTTTAACGATCCTAACAATCCTAAATTGAATGATTTTTTTCAGTCTTGGCAGGTAATTATTAATGGCTTTAATTCCTTAACAAGAAAAGAATTAATTAATTTTATTGATACAGAAGAATCAACGAATAAAATATATTATTATCCTAGCGAGTATAGTGATATTAATCTCTACAATAAGATTACATTTCAGCAAAAATTTACTGATTCAGCAGGGTCTAATCCTTATAACGATTTAGAATTTGAAACAAATAACTTACAAGACGTTACTTATGAACTTGTAAAAACCAGTCCATCTAGTACGTTAAATAAAGGTGATACTATTACTTTTAGTTTAAAAATTAATAATTATCCGGCCAATAGGATAAAGAAAATTAGTTGGCGAATTTTAGGAATTGATAACTCTAAACCAACAAATGATTTTTCTAAAACTTTTGGAGTGATACGAGTAGATAATCCAAAAAATCAAATATTATTGTCTTACAATATAGATCTTAAAGTAGATAAGGATTCATCTACAATATCTACAACAAATAAAAAATATAAATTAGTAATTTACAAAAATAAAGATCTATTTCAACCAGCAGAAGAAATATATTTAACCAGCTCTGAATTTCAAGTTATTGTGGTAACCCCGCCAACAAGTTCTAGAAGCAAAAAAGTTTCTAAGCGTAAATCGCGTCTTCGTGCTTCGCGGTCTAGAGCGTGGATGAGCAAGAGAACAAGATAAAGGTAAACAAAGAATGTTTACTTAAGTAAAAAATAAATTGATAGACTATTTAATAAAGATAAGGAGTTAAAAAATGGCATTTTTAGATAATTCTGGCGACATTATATTAGACGCAGTTTTAACAGAACTTGGGCGCAGAAGATTAGCGCAAGGAAATGGTTCTTTTAGAGTTGCAAAATTTGCAGTTGCCGATGAGGAGATTGATTATAGATTATTTGATTTAGGAAACGTTAGCGGATCTGCTTATTATGATTTATATATAAGTATAACTCCTATTTTGGAACCGACAACAAATTCAAATACTGGATTACAATATAAGTTAAAAACATACGCAAATCCAAACCTACTCTATCTTCCAACATTAAAGCTAAATCAAAGTGATTTTATAGATTCTGTAACCAAATCTCAACTAAATGATAATCTAAATGCTTTCGTTGTACTGGTAAATGACACAGCCATCTCAAATGTTGGAAATGGAATTACGACTATAAAAGGTCTAATAGATGGTAGAAGAAACATTTCTACAGGCACTGGAGCCGCTGCCGGAGGAACGAGAGCCGTATCAAGAAACATTAGAGTCTCTCAGGGGTTTGACTCGCTAGATACATTAGTTCAAAAGGAATTGGCAGACTTAGAAGAGAACGAATTTGATATTTATGCTAATAGATTATTTGTAGAAGTAATAGATTCAAACGGAGTTTTTTCTTCTTCGCCAATTGTAACCTCAACCGCATTTGATAGAAACCAAGCTTATAATTTATATTCAGTCGATACTACAAATAATCCTAATTTTTTCAAAGTAGTAAACGTCTTTAACAATGGAGCTACGGTCTCTAAGCCAGCTACTTCTTTAAATGCTACATATATTTCTCAAGTAGGAAGAGACTTATCTTTCAGTTTGAGAATATCAGATTTCTTAGCTGCAAACCCAGCTTATTACTTTGATAGATATGGTCAGACTAATGCTTCCCTACCGATAAGCGGTTTAACAGTTGCTGCAAAATATATAAATACAACAATAAGAGTAAATGGGGCAAACATAGGCCACACGATAGACATTCCAGTTGTATTAGCCTATCAGCCATAATGGAGTAAAATAATGAGTTATAAATTTTTTAATGAGAACGATATTCAATCAGCTAAAGAAGTTTTGTCAGAATTTATTCCTATAACTGGAACAATTGTTTCTGGAACTTATGGAACATGGCCAAATGATACAAACATAAAAAAATTTCCTGCTGGAACTTTTCAATCGGTTTATGATTATCCTTATTTAAGCTCATCAGCTAATCATATTTTTGATATTGCTGTTGGAGTTAAAAGCGGTAGCTATACTGTATATGAAGAAGTACTTTCTAAATTTGGAATGTATAATTTAATGGCCCAAACTTTATTAGGGTTTGATGTAACTGGAAATCTTAAAAACTTTACTGTTAACACATCTTCTACTGTTATTAGTAGCGCAATTTTTATTCCTCTATCAAGGCTTCTTACAAAAGATGAAGTTAAAGCTAACGGAACTTTTAGCTTAACTTTAGGAACTTCATCATTTACTACGCCGCTAGCTGGAACAAGAACTCTAACAGACACTGGTGTATCAACTAACACAATTTATGCAGATTCCCCAGCTGGAGAATATTATTACTTAACATCTGGCAGTACGACATACGGAACTTTGTTTTATCAAGCAGGAATTGTCGTGCTCAATGCTGATACCATTAATACTACAGACTGGATATCTTCGAGCTCAGGAACTGGATCAACAAATCTTGGATTTACATATGCTTCTGTTGACCAAATTTGTGATTCGTTCAGAAGATTGGTTGTTAATTTACAATTTAATAATAATACTCAACTATACTCTACGGTTTATAATTGTAGAATAGATGCTAACGAATTCAACTTCAGCTCCAATCCTACTTATTTAAGTGGAAGCAAAATTAGAGTTAAGAATACTCCAACTGATAAAAATTATTCATATATAACGACCGTTGGGCTGTATTCAGATACAGATGAATTGTTGGCTACTGCAAAATTAAGTGAACCTCTAAGAAATACTGATGCTGTTAATTATACATTATCTGTTAGATTAGATTATTAAAATGAAAAAATTTGAAAAAAATGATTTATTCTATAACACAATAGTAGGTAATCCATCGTATAAAATTGTTTTATACAATGGCAATTTAACAGTTAATGATCAGATAAGTGAAGGAAATAGACTAAGCTCCTCTGTAACCTTTTTAGAAAACAACTTTAATTATACTTGCTCTGTTACAGAAGAATTTACAAAAAGTAATGTATTTTTAGATTATGAATTTTCTGGCACTCTTTCATACAATCCAACAATAAAAAGGAATTATATAAGAAAAGCTGGAAACACTTTTGACTATTTATATACAGAATATTTAACTCTTAAAAAAATTTTAGCACTAAGAAATGTATTTCCAAAATATAATTTAGAAAATACCAACTTAAAGATAAGCGAGTACTTAGAGGATGATGGAGTCCCTCAGTATAAATCTAAAGTTTTTTTAAATCCTCTATCTGCAAATAACTACCAATACTACATTAGACCTAAAAAAGATATAAATTTAATAGAAATTCCACAAGCATTTTATGGAAATAAAATACAACCAGGAACTTTAAATTTAAAAATTTATGTAACTGGAACTCTTGTAGCTGAAGCATCTGATAAATATAAAGATACAAAAATAATCCAAACTTCTTCATCGTTTAATCCTTCTCTTATTAATGCAGAAATAGGATCAATTCTTTACGATGAGGGAATAATAATATTAACAGGAAGTGCTCAACTAGCTTCAGTTAGTGAAAGATATATACAGCCAGTATCTTCCTCTGTTTTCAATGTAAATTTTTCTAACGCTCCAGTGTCCGATAACTTAAGATGGGTTCATTTTGGTTCTCATAAAGTTACAACAACTAATGCCTTATTTAATACCCCTATTGTTTCTGCTTCATTTGAAATAAATTTTCAAGGATCAAATCAAGTTAATACTCTTACAATGTTTTGTACTGCTGATAAAAACGATTTTACTTGGAGCAACAACAGAACTTTTATCAGCGGAGGCCAATCAGATAAGTTGTTGCTAGGACAAACTTCTTCTATAACTGTTAATGGTACAACTCATACTGCTTCTTCAAATGCTTTATTTATTCCATCTGACGGAAAATATTATGAGAATGATAAAATTGTTGTTAAGAATGCTATTTCCAGTTCTTTTTCTAACTATGAATCAAAATATAATCCACAAGTTTATATAAGTGAAATAGCCATCTATAATGAAGAAGGAGAAATGATAGGAATAGCAAAATTAGCAAACCCTCTTCGAAAGACAAAGGATACTGACTATACAATTAAATTAAAATTAGATATTTAATTGTATTAAGACTTTTTTAATTAATGGTACAATTATATTATGATTTTAGGCATTGACGTATCAACAACAACTACAGCATTTACGATTTTAGACGAAGAGGGTAAAATAGTCTCTTGCGAAGCTGTTCGTCTTGAAAAGGTAAAAGATTTATTCGTAAAATCTGCAAATATTAAGAAGTATGTTGAAGAGCTCGATAAAAAATATAATATTAAAGCAGTATACATAGAAGAACCTTTGATGTCTTTCTCAAAGGGGATGTCCTCTGCAAAAACTATTTCAACCCTTATGAGATTTAATGGTATTGTTTCATGGATTTGTTATGATATAATAGGTCTTATACCTCAATTTATCTCGGCAGCAACAGCAAGAAAATCATATGGTGTTAAAATTGAGAAGGGAAGAAAAGCAAAAGAAGTCGTATTTGAGCGAGTACTTGACAAAGAACCTGATTTTAAGGTAGAATTGACCGCCCACGGAAATCCAGTCCCAGGATCTATGGATAGAAGTGACAGTTTTATTATTGCCAAAGCAGGTTATTTACAATGGAGATCTCTGAAAAGCTAAATATTATAAGCTCTTTTCTTGGCGAATATCATAAAGTTGGAAATGAATATATTTACCATTGTCCATTTTGTGATCACAGAAAAAAGAAATTATCAATAAATTTTGAAAAAGGAAAATTCAAGTGTTGGGTATGCGATTCTCGCGGCAACCTAAGAAAGCTTGTGAGGAAGAAAGCCACGTTTGAATTGTTCCAGAAATGGAAACAGATAGACGGAGAAGTTGATTTAAATACAAATCTTGATGATTTGTTCTCAGAAACAGAACAGGCAACAGAAGAAATAGTTTCTTTGCCAGACGGTTTTACAACACTAACTTCTATTTCTAATCCAATATCTTTTAAAAAATATTCTAATTACCTGAAAAAGAGAGGAATAACTCCTCAAGACACTCTTTATTGGAAGATCGGATTCTGCTCAGAAGGAGAATACAAAGATCGTGTGATTATCCCTTCTTTTAATACAGAAGGAGACTTAAATTTCTTTGTGGGAAGAACTGTTGTTGGTGATAAATTCAGCAAATTCAAACAGCCACAAGTCTCTAAGGATATTATATTTAATGAGCTATATATTGATTTTGATAGCGACATTGTACTTGTGGAAGGAATATTTGATGCAATTAAAGCCGGAAATAATGCGATCCCATTACTTGGCTCGACTTTAAGAGAAGAGAGTAAATTATTTCAAAAAATAGTCAGTTATGATTCTACTGTTTATACAGCACTGGATCCAGATGCAAGTAAAAAAGAAAATGATATTATAAGAAAGTTAATAAACTACGATATTGAAGTTTATAAGGTAGATATCCTGCCATATAAAGATGCTGGTGAAATGACGAAAGAAGAATTTCAGAAAAGAAAATCTTGTGCCAGATTAATGAATTACGATACAATACTACAACAAGAATTAGGAGTAATATGAAAATAAGCCACCTAGGTGACATACACATTAAAAATTTAAAACATCATGGTGTTTACGAAAACGTCTTTGAACAAATGTATAATACTCTTGAGAAAGAGAAAGTTAATAAGATTATAATTTGCGGAGATATTGCTCACACGAAAACAAACATTTCACCAGAGTTTGTTCAAGTTGCAAGCAGGTTTTTTACAAATCTAGCAGATATTGCTCCTCTTTACATTATTCTCGGCAATCATGATGGTAATCTAAAAAACTTAGATCGTCAGGACGCTATTACTCCAATCGTAGAGGCATTAAACAACCCAGACATTCATCTATTAAAGAACTCTGGTGAACATCACATAAACGATAATTTTTGTCTCAATGTTCTCTCAATCTTTGATAGAGATAATTGGATAAAACCAACAGATCCAAACAAGATTAATATTGCTCTTTACCACGGAGCAATTCAAGGAGCCAAGACTGATCTAGGATGGGCGATGAAAAACACCGATGATGACTTGTCGATCTTTGATGACTTTGATTATGGTCTTCTTGGGGATATTCATAAACAACAATTTCTGACTGATAAAGTTGCTTATTGTGGGTCTCTAGTTCAGCAGAATTTTGGAGAAGACGTAGATAAGGGAATTTTAATTTGGGATATTGAAAGTAAAGATAAATGGAGCGTAAAGCCGATTTGTTTTAATAACCCAAATCCATTCATAACAATAGAACTTGATAAAATAAATGGAAAAATATACGCTCCAGATAATTCCCATGTTCGATTAATTTTAGATAAATATTACTCAAAAGACGAAGTACAAAAAATTCAGGACGATATTAACAATAGATGTAAGCCAAAATCCATTGTTATAGTCAATAAGCACGCAAAAGAAGTTGAAAATGAGATTGAAGATGTAGACAAAACAAAGTTAAATCTACGAGACAACAACGTTCAGCAAGAACTAATTCGAGAATTCCTTACATCCGAGAATCTTACTGAAGAGCAAATACAAGATGTGCTGGAGATTAACACTAAATTTAATCTCGATTCCGAAGTAGCCGATGGAGTTGCAAGAGATGTAAAGTGGAGCCTTCAGAAGTTTGAGTGGGATAACCTCTTTAATTATAAAGAAGGTAATAAGATAGATTTCAGCGAGATGTCTGGAATCGTTGGCGTCTTTGGTAAAAACTATTCTGGCAAATCTAGCATTATTGACGGCTTGCTTTATACTTTATTTAATTCAACTTCAAAGAAGATTCGTAAAAATTTTGACATTGTTAATGAAAGAAAGACGCTTGGTAAAGGCTCTGTTGAAATTTGTTTAGGCAAAGATAATTTATATATTTTCAGAGAAACAGAAAAGAACGTTAAGAAATCAAAAGGCAAGCTAGTTGAGGAAGGTAAGACCACTGTTGAGGCTGAATTATCTGGCGATCCATTAAATGGTAATGATAGAAATGAGACAGATAAAAACATTCGCAAAGAGATTGGAACTATTGAAGATTTCTGTAATACTTCATTATCAACCCAGCATGGTTCATTAGATTTTATCAACGAAGGTTCGACAAGAAGAAAAGAAATTCTTGCTAACTTTTTGGATCTACAAATCTTTGAAAACAAACATAAGCCAGCAAATCAATATGCCAATGAATTAAAAACAATAATTAAGAAGTCCGAGAAGGATTACTCAAAAATCCTTGGAGATATTCACGCTAAACATCATCTAGCAATTAATAAATTAGCGGAAACTAACAATACTGTAAATTTATCAAAAGCAGAACTTGAAAATATCCAAGACAAAATTAACAAGTTAAACGTTGATTTATCTAAGGTTGAAGAGCCAATTGACATAGAGAAGGCATGGATAATTCATGGCGAACTTAATTCACAACTATTCTTGACAACTTCTGGTATAGAAAAAAAGAACGAAGAGATAAAGACGCACGAAGAAACAGTCGAGAAGATTAAGCAAGTTGTAGAAAAACTTAATATTAGCGAACTTAAAGAAAAACAAGAAGTTTCCAAGAAGGTTTTGAAAGAAATTGATGCTTTAATCTATGAGAAAAAGATTAAAACTAATCATCTTTCGATCTATAAAGGATCTGCAAAACTATTAGATGTCGCCGCCTGCGGTAAAGACCAATATAAAGAGTGCCATTTTAAGAAGAGCGCACTAGATTCTTTAGAAGAAATCTCAGTCGTAGAGATGGCTTTAAAGGCGCTAGAGGAGCAAGAAGCAAAACTACGCGGAGATCTATTAAAGCTAGACATTGATAAGGTTAATGAATATATAGACAAATATACAAAGTTAAATATAAAATCTTTTGAGTCGGAGAAGAAAACCTCAACTCTTCTTAAAGAAGTAATTGCTCTTCAAAATACTAAATCTGAAGTTGAATCTGAACTTGTTGAAAATGAAAAAATTATTAATCGTTATGAGTCTAATAAGGATCTTTATAACAATATTAATGAACTAAAAAGTGAAAGAGACAATCTCACTAAGAAGAAAAACTTTAGTGCAGAATGTCTTAAGAATGATGAAGAAGAGAATAAGAAAGCAATTGTAAATCTTGCAACATTAGAAAATCAGATTGATAACTATGAAGCAGAGATAGAGGCATTGAATAAACTAAAGAAAGAATATTCGTCTTATGAATTGTTTTTAAAATGTACTCATAACAGCGGAATACCTTTTGAACTTATCAAGAGAACACTTCCTGTGATTAACGAAGAGATTAATACTCTATTATCAAATATTGTGGAGTTTGAGGCATACTTTGCAAATGAAGATGGGAAACTAGAGATTTATATTCAGCATCCAAATGCAAGCCCAAGAGCGGTTGAAAACTGTTCTGGTGCTGAGAAGTCATTGGTTGCTATGGCTATCAGATTGGCTTTGATTAAATGTGGAAGCCTGCCTGTAAGTGATGTATTTATTCTTGATGAACCTGCCACTTCTCTTGATGCAGAACACTTAGAAAGTTTTATTAAAGTATTGGAGATGATTAAGACGCAGTTTAAGCTTGTTTTATTAATTACCCATCTTGATACCCTAAAAGATTCAGTTGATAAAATTATTGAAATTCAAAAAGATTCAGAGGGATTTGCTTACATCAATTAACTATTTATTATACCGAAAGGGAAGGAGGTGCTTATGGCAAAGAAAGTAGAAAAACCTAAAAAGGAAGAGAAGAAACCAAAGAAATAATTTTCTTGTTTTCTCGGAGGCGTCAAGATTAAACCCTTGACGCCTTTTTATTTTATGATACTATTTATAGTATAATCTTTAGGAGGATTTAAAATGTCAGAACAAAAAGGACACGGCCCAGGTAAAGCTGCGCCATATACTCAAAATCCAGGCTCAGGCAAAGGCCACAATTGGCCAAAAGCTGGCGACCCAAACACCAAAGGCTGGAGCGAAAAGGTAGGCAAGGGCAGCAAATCTAAGTAAGGTGGTTCATGCCGAATTATGATTATAAGCAGGTTTCGGCCATTGAAAAAGCCGTTAAAGAAAAGTACGGCGATTTTGCTGTGCTAGACCCTTCTTCTTTGTGGAATACCGAAAAAGAAAAAGCATATCTTGATCAAATAAAAGTTTTTGATAAATATTATCGACAACAGGCTTATGAAAATCAAGTAGATCAGGGTGGTTTTATTATAAAAGAAAAACTAATTAATAAAAAGAACTTTGAAAATTGTTCTTTATGCGGTGAACAAGCTTATAAAACAGAAGACGATCTTTATATGAATAAATATAACTGCTGTTTTAAATGTTTTATAAAACATATAGAAGGAAGAGAAGCAAATGTCAGAAATATTAAATAACGAGGTACAGAATGATATATACCAAATTGTCCGTGGAATTAGTCAAGCTGTATCTACAGCTTATGATGGCCCAACCTACAGCGAAGATAATGACAACAAAATTGGACTTAAAAGAGAAGAAGGAAATCCATTGGTCGATAAAAGGATAATGGATGGGTTTGGAGTCAAAGTAGGCGGAAGAACTTTAACAATTAATTATCACACAGAAATTCCTCTTCAATACATCCATAAAATGGGAGCTGCTAAATATGAGGATGAAGTTGAAGAAATGATTGAAAAATGTTTATCATTTATCAAGAAAAGATTTAAAGCAGTTACTGGAAAAACTATTGCGGTAAAAGAGCAGAAGAAAGAATTAAAAAACGGCAAGAAAGTAAAGAACTTCGATGTTTTAATTCAGCCAATATCTCGCTTTAGAACTTCCGTAACAGCTCATAAATGTTATGATTTAACAGGTATTCCAGAAGCAGAGAAATACACAAGCAGCATTATTGCTGACTATGAGAAGTATCATAAATCTTTATTTAAGAACAAGAAGAAAGCAGAAGAAGCTCCAAAAAGAGTAGCATGAGTGCTGAGCTAACGAAAAAGGAAATAGTTAAAGAAATAATTAAATGTGGAAAAAATCCCATTTATTTTATAAATAATTTTGTTAAAATTTCCCACCCGGTTCATGGACTTATTAGTTTTAAGCTTTATCCCTTTCAAGAAGATTGCATAAAACAATTTCAAGATTATAGATTTAATATCGTTCTTAAAGCTCGCCAGATGGGTCTTTCGACTGCAACTGCGGGCTTTATTCTTTGGATGGTATTATTTCACAGAGAAAAGACAGTATTATCTGTTGCAACCCAATTAAATGTTGCGGTCGGAATGGTTAAGAAGGTCAAAACAATGTATAATAATCTTCCAGATTGGATGAAAATTGCAAAAGTTAAAAATGATAACAAGAGCACTCTTGAATTAAACAATGGCTCTTGGGTAAAAGCCGCATCAACAACTGGAGATTCCGGTCGTTCTGAAGCACTCTCTCTTCTTATTGTTGACGAAGCTGGCATCATTCAGGGAATGGATGAAATGTGGGCAGGTATTTACCCTACGATTGCCACTGGTGGTCGTTGTATCGCAGTATCAACTCCAAAGGGTGTTGGCAACTGGTTTCATAAGACTTACACAGATGCAGAAACTGGAAAGAATAACTTTAATCCAATTAAATTAAATTGGGACGCTCATCCCGATAGGGATCAAAAGTGGTGGGATGAAAATACCAAAAACATGGGCTCAAAGGATATTGCTCAGGAATATGAATGCTCTTTTAATTTCTCAGGGAATACAATTGTCGATGGAACAATACTTGAAGAAGCAAAGCAAAACATCTCTAAGCCGATTAGAAGAATGGGAGTCGATGGAAATTTCTGGATTTGGAAAGAACCAGAACCTGGAAAAAGATATCTTCTAGCGGCAGATGTTGCTCGTGGAGATTCAGAAGATTGCTCTGCATTTCATATTTTTGATACTGATTCCATGGAACAAGTTGCAGAATATTGTGGAAAACTTACTCCAGAAATTTATGCAGATCTTATTTTTGAAACATCTAAAGAATATGGATTCTGTCTAACAGTAGTAGAAAATAATTCATTTGGATACGGTGTCCTTGAAAAACTTAAAACGATGAGACATCCGGCGATTTATCATCATAAAAAATCAAGCTATGATTTTATTGAGCCAATGACAGCAACTTATGACACAAGTGCCGTTCCTGGTTTTTCTACAAATGTTAAAATGCGCCCTCTTGCGATTGCTAAGCTTGAAGAATTTTTAAGAAATAAAATCATAAAAATTAACTCTGAAAGACTAATTAATGAGCTAACAACGTTTGTTTGGAACAATGGTAAAGCTGAAGCAATAAAAGGTCACAATGATGATTTAGTAATGTCTTTAGCAATTGCCTGTTGGATTAGAGAAGGGGCCTTAATAATTTCTCAAAGAGATGTACAATATCGTCATGCGTTCGTTGGTAGCCTAAGAACAGGCGGAAGAACATTTGAATCTTCTATACCGGGAATGATACAGAATCAAACTGCGGAAAAAAGAAAAAGATGGGCAGAAGCCTACAGCAACGCAAGAGAATTTTCTTGGCTAATAAAGTGAGAGTGAAACATGGCAGATCAAAAAAATAATCCTAAGAATAATGCTTCTCCTTTGTTTAAGAGGTTAACAAAACTTTTCTCTGGCCCAATTATTAATTTTAGAGCACAAAGACCATCAAGGGAAAGAAAATATCAATTAGATAAATATGCAAGTCGCTTCAACTCTCTTCAAGGACTTTCATACAAGAAAAATGTTTATAATCCATTTGATTCTCTTCGCTCTGGAAACATGGCAATACAAAGCCGTTCAGAGAGATATGTAGACTTTGAGCAAATGGAATTTTATCCAGAACTGGCATCGGCATTAGATATTTATGCAGATGAGATGACAACATTTACAGAAGTTTCAAAGCTTCTTAAAATTGATTGTCATAATGAAGAAATTAAAAATATTCTTAATACATTATTCTATAAAACATTAAACATAGAATCTAATTTGTTTAACTGGGCGAGAACAATGTGTAAGTATGGAGATTTTTTCTTATATCTCGATACAGACGAAGTATTGGGAGTCAAATCTGCAATTGGACTTCCATCTCAAGAAGTTGAAAGATTAGAGGGAGAAGACGAAACAAATCCAAACTATATTCAATTTCAATGGAATTCTGGAGGACTTACTTTTGAGAATTGGCAGATAGCACATTTCAGAATTTTAGGAAATGATAAATTCAGTCCATATGGAACTTCTGTTCTTGATCCTGCAAGAAGAATCTGGAGACAACTAATCCTTGTAGAAGATGCGATGATGGCTGCCAGAGTTATTCGCGCTCCAGATAGAAAAGTATTTGAAATTGATGTTTCTGGTATCCCGCCAGAAGATGTCGAACAATATATGCAAAGAGTAATTACTCAGCTAAAAAGGCACCAAGTAGTAGACGATACAACTGGTCAAGTAGATTTAAGATATAATCCATTGAGCGTTGAAGAAGATTATTATCTTCCCGTAAGAGCAGGATCTGTATCAAAAATTACTCCTCTACAGGGGCAAAAAGGAATTGATTCAATTGATGATATTAAATATCTAAAAGATAAGTTATTTGCGGCAATAAAAATTCCAAAAGCTTATTTGTCTCAGTCTGATTCAGATAAGGAAGATAAATCCACACTTGCTCAAAAGGATGTTAGATTCGCAAGAACAATTCAAAGACTACAAAGAGCGATGCTAACAGAGATAGAAAAGATCGGAATGATTCATCTTTACACTCTAGGATTTAGAGGAGATGATCTAATTTCTTTTTCACTTGGTTTAAATAATCCATCTAGAATTGCATTAGCTCAAGAGCTTGAAGGATTTAGTCAAAAGCTTGATGTTGCCTCAAAGGCAATGACAGCAAATTTCTTTTCTCGCCAATATGTTTCAAAAAATATCTTTGGACTTTCTGATGAAGATTTTCAAAAAATTGAGAGACAAAGATTTTATGATAAGAGAGTTGATGCTTCTATTGAAGCTTCTGCACAGGATGTTCCTTCTGCCGGTGACATGAGCGGCCTTGGAATGCCGGGAGCCCCATATGGCACAGAAACTCCTTCTGGCGGAGCAGAAACTGAATTGCCAACAGAGGCTCCGGGCGGCCTAGGTGGCGCATTGACTCCTCCAGCGACAGAAGGGGGAATGGAAGCTCCAGCAGAGGCTCCAGAGGCTCCAGAGGCTCCAGAGGCGAGTGGTGAAGGCAAATCACGTTTACTAGCAGCTCCACCTCCAGAAGCTCCAGCTAAAAGAGACTATAATGCTGTGAAAAGAGATAACCACGACAGAGTAGAAAAAATTGAATACGCTGATGGATCTTATTTAACTGCTGGTTCAAATGGTAAAAGATATACAAAAAAAGATACAGATGATAGAAGGTCAAGAGGTCCATTAACCAGACATATTCAATCTCTGATGGGCAAAAATCAATATGGACAAAATTCAACTAGAAATATATTTGGACTTGGATATGTAACATCAGATCGTTTAGCAAAAGGTATTGCTGAGTCTATGGATACTAATTATAATAAGTCGGCAGAAGATCAATTAGATAAACTTGACCGGGATTTAAAAACCATAATGGAAGAGTAAAAAATGAAAATAAACCATAACAAAAAAAGAAATACTTTATTTTTATACGAATCTTTATTAAGAGAGTATACAAAAGCAAAAATTGAAAACAATTTAGAAAAGCTTATAGAAGTTAAGAACCTCTTAGTAGAATTCTTTTCAGAAGGAAAGGTTCTCAAAGAAGAACTAAATATCTATAGAGAAGTATTAAATACAGAAAATGTAGATAAAGAATTAGCAGAAAAGATTCTTGCGGAGGCAAAAAGATTATATCTTGGATTAAATCAAGATAATATTTTTAAACAACAATCCTCTATGATTGCTAAAGTAAATCGCAAATTAAGCCCGAAGTTTTTTTCAAATTATATTCCAAATTATAAAAATATCGCAACTCTACAACAAATTTTCGGACAGAAGGCGAGCATTCCAGCAAGAATGTTAATGGAAAGACAAATAATTGAAAGAATGACAGAAGGCAGACAGACCTTGGCCGAAGTAAACGAAAAGATTGATAAGTACGTTATTCATAGCTATGTCAATGCCTTTAATAAAAAATATTCAGATTTGCTTGAAAATCAAAAATCTTTGTTAAAGAAATATATGACCACATCCGAAGATGATAATACAGATTTTATTATCTTCCTAAACGAAGAGCTTCAAAATATTTCAAGTAAATTAAATACAGCTCATAGCGTTGTAGAAATTAAAGAAGATAAACAAATGTTATTAAAACTCAAAGAAGTTAAGAAAAGATTTGATGTAATGAAAGAAGAAGAATTGGATGAAAAGTATTTACAAAAGATACTTAAATTTCAAAAACTTATTCATGAATTAGAGAATTAACATATGGCAATAACTATTAAAATAACAAATAAAGAAGCTGATGCCGCTGGAGTAAATCCAGAAGAGCTCGGAACTCCTATGTCTCCAACGGAAGAACCAAAAAAAGAAGAATTAAAAATTGTATTTGGTCCAAAGTTTATTAAAGTAAAATTAAATATAAGAAAAACTCTTGATAATAACATTGTCATATACGATCATCCTTTAATGGATATTGTCTTGATACCTAATAAAAATAAAATTTTTACCATACCAAAAGATAGCACAACATCAGATACTTATCCTGCACAGAATAGATATTTTAATTTTTTAGATAAAAAAGGTGTTCTTGTCAAAGGAACAATTAGAAGTGGTGCAATAATAAATTCATTAGAATCTTTTTATCCTCCGAATGATAACGTAGACGTTTTACAAGTTATTTTATTGTTAACAAAAAGATTTCTGGATAAAGAAATGGAGTTTATTAATATATCAAAGAATTATGAAGAGAATGTTGAAGATATGTATGTAAATCCAGAAGAATCTGATACCACAGAATTGGGTGAAGTTCCACAAAAACCAAGAAAGGGTCATGTGAATATCTATCAAACCGCTTATGGTATTCTTTACAGAGTATAGGAGACTCTTTGATGGCAGGCTTTAATGTTAAAAAACGAACCCTTTACGATACTACTACGGCAGGAATAACAACAACAGATGGAAATCCTCTTACATCGTTTGGTGAATTAAGTGTTTCTGAGCTTACTCCGACTTCTCAAGGCGACTTTATTTATGGCATAAATAATATTATGTTTTCAAGTGGAACTTTCGCTGGCGGAACCGTTTCTGCAAGTAATGGCTTTGGTATAGCGAAAAGCGGTACAAGCACAAGTGGCTCTGCTACTTTGTATTTAAGAAGAAATCTAAAATACAGACCGGGAATGGGTTCTCTAATGAGGGCCACTTGTTTATTTGATACTCCAGTAACAAACAATAATCAATTATTAGGTTTAGGAAACATTGAGTCTGGTTATTACTTTGGCTATGTTGGAACAAATTTTGGTATTATTCACGAAGAAACTGCACAAGCAGAAATAAGAAAACTAACTGTAACAAGCGGAGTTGGAACAACTTCAGTAACCGTAACCCTTGATGGTATTTCTGTCTCTGTTCCAGTAACAGGCGGCAGCGATATTTCGCAGACTTCTTATCAATTAGGCTTGTATGATTATTCTGGTGTTGGCGCTGGTTGGAGAGCAGATGTAATAGATAGTATAGTTTATTTTACTTCTGCAAGAGCAGCGCCCTATACTGGTTCTTTTAGTTTTGTTTCTGGCACTTTCTCAACAGTTCAATCTGGTGTTACACCAACAAGAACATTTATTTCTCAATCAACTTGGAATATTGATAGATTAGATGGTGGAGCAAGTGGCGGACCAAATCCAAGCAGAATGGTTATAAATCCACAAAAAGGCAATGTTTATCAGATAGGCTTTCAATACTTGGGTTTTGGTAATGCCTTCTTTGCGGTAGAAGATCCAGAACTAGGCAGAATGACTCCTGTTCACATGATTAAAAATGCTAACAACAGGACAAATCCTGTATTAAAGAATCCGCAAGTTGCAGCAAAATTAATAAGCGAGAATAGTGGTTCAACAACAAATGTTCAACCAAAGTCAGCGAGTATGGCTATTTTCACAGAGGGCATGGTTAAGAAGCTTGATCCAAGATTTGCCAAATCTGTTTCATTTGTTGATCTCTCTTCAACCTCTGATATTCCGCTCATGGCTATTAAAGTTAATCAAAATTTTAATAATAAACAATGCTTTGGCGAGTTTGATATTTTAAGAATTGCTGCATCAAATACTTCTACCTCTGGAAAGTCAATGTTTGTTTCTGTGTATAGAAACCTTAGAATTAGTGGTGATGTAGATTTCCAATATATCGATCAAAATAATAGTATAGTTTCTATTGCCACATTAGACACCGATCTAGCATCTCCTGCAAATACAGTTTCAACAAATGGTTTTAATCCGTTCTTAACCTTTGCGGTGGGAGCAGGTGCAGCGACAACAGTAGACATTGAACCAGAAGAATTGATATTTAATGTTGGCGATATTGT